ATTATTCATTTGCACAAGTAGATACCTGTTTTACTCAAGAACAAATTCATGATATTTCTGAAACGTTAGATTCATTACATTATACAGACTCAATTAACAATCAATTAATATCACAACAATCATCATTAATTCTAGATTTAGAGCATTTAATTAAATTAGATTCATTACAACTTGAATATAAAGAACAACAAATTACATTATTAAAAAATAATATAAATTTATATGTCGAACGTCAAAAAAGACTTGAACCGAAATGGCATGATAGTAAATTATTATGGTTTAGTACCGGAATATTAACCTCAGCTATAACAAGTATATTTATCATACAAGCTATAAAATAGATGACTAATAAACCAAATATAAAAGATCTAATTCGACAACAGTATACTACGTGTGCTGCTGATCCTATATTTTTTATGCGACAATATTGTTATATTCAACATCCAAAAAGAGGAAAAATAAAATTTAATTTATATGATTTTCAAGAAACATCATTAGCTCAATTAAAAGACAGTAGATATAATGTAATTTTAAAATCTAGACAATTAGGCATTTCAACGTTAACTGCAGGTTATGCTTTATGGTGCATGTTATTTAAAGATGATTTTAACACATTAGTAATTGCAACTAATCAAGAAGTAGCTAAAAATTTAGTTACTAAAGTTAGAATAATGCATGACAATTTACCAAGTTGGCTTAAAGGTAATATAGAAGCAGATAATAAATTATCATTAAAATTTCGGAATGGATCACAGATAAAAGCAGTATCTTCTGCTACAACAGGAGCTCGTTCAGAAGCATTATCATTATTAATAGTTGATGAAGCAGCTTTTATTCGAAATATAGAAGAAATATGGATAGCATCACAAGCAACATTATCTACTGGTGGATCTGCAATCGTACTTTCTACACCAAATGGCATAGGAAATTGGTTTCATAAAACATGGGTAGATAGTGAAACAAATCCAAATACAGAATGGCATAATATAAAATTACATTGGACTGTACATCCAGAAAGAGATATAGAATGGAGATCCAGACAAACACAATTATTAGGAGAAAGGGGGGCATCTCAAGAATGTGATTGCGATTTTGTCTCCTCCGGACATACTGTTATAGAAGGTAAATGTTTACAAGAATATGAAGATAACTGTATAGATCCAGTTGAAAAACGGGGTTATGATAATGCATATTGGATATGGGAATATCCGGATTATAGTCAAAATTATGTAGTAGTGGCTGATGTCGCCCGGGGCGATGGTGCTGATTGGTCTACATTTCATGTTATAGAAATTGAATCTATAAAACAAGTTGCTGAATATAAAGGTAAACTTCCACCGAAAGACTTTGGAAATATGCTGGTAACAGTCGCGACAGAATGGAATAATGCATTACTAGCAGTTGAAAATGCAAACATCGGATGGGCTGCAATTCAACCAGCATTAGATAGAAATTATGAAAATTTATTTTATACATATAAAGATGATGGATATGTAGATTTAGAGGTACATCTCAAGAAAGGTTATGACATTAAGGATAAAACAAAAATGGTACCGGGAGTATCTACTACTAGTAGAACTAGACCATTAATGATATCTGCATTAGAGATGTATATGAGAGAAAAAACTCCTTTAATTCGCAGTAAACGGTTAATACAAGAATTATTTGTATTTATTTGGCTAAATGGCAAAGCACAAGCACAAATAGGTTATAATGATGATTTAGTAATGAGTTTCGCAATAGGATTATGGTTACGAGATACATCATTAAAATTAAGACAACAAGGAATAGACTTAAATAAACGAGCAATTAGTCGCGTACAAAAGTCAGATTCAGTTATATACACAGGAAAACCAAATTCACAAAATACAGGTTGGTCATGGAATAATGGCACAAATGATGAAGATTTGACCTGGCTTCTGTAGTTAGTTATATTTATTAAAAAATAATATATTATATGGCGTCATTAAGAAAACGTTTACGAAATTTATTTAGTACCAATGTTATCGTACGAGCATACGGTAAAGACAAAGTACGTGTTGTTGATACAAACAGATTACAATCATCTGGAAACATAAGTCAAACTAAAATTGCAGATAGATATACAAGATTACATGGCTCTAACAGATGGAAAACAGGGGGCCATGGTGGGTATGATTCGAATTATTATGCAAATCAAAATCGAGTACAATTATATGTAGACTACGAAATGATGGATAAAGATCCGATAATTAGTTCGGCATTAGATATATATTCTGATGAATCGACATTAGCTAATCAATTTGGGGAAGTATTATCTATTAAAAGTAATAAAACAAATATACAAAAAATACTTCAAAATTTATTTAATGATGTTTTAAATATTGAATTCAATATGTGGCCATGGGTTAGAAATATGGCAAAATATGGAGATTTCTTTTTAAAATTAGATATATCTGAAGAATTGGGTATTGTAAATGCGAGGCCCTTTTCTAGTTATGAAGTAGAACGTACTGAAGAATTTAATGAAGAAACAGGAGAATATAATATAAAATTCCGCCATGCTTCGAGTCCCCATGCAGGATATGATGTATATGAAATGGCACATTTTAGAATGATTTCAGATTCAAATTTTCTGCCATATGGTCGTAGTATGTTAGAAGGAGCAAGAAAAGAATTTCAAAAATTAATGATGCTTGAAGACGCAATGTTAATACATCGTATTATGAGAGCTCCAGAAAAACGTATTTTTAAAATTGATATTGGTAATATTCCACCAAATGAAGTTGATACATATATGGAACAAGTTATCAATAAAATGAAAAAAATTCCTCATATTGATGCACAAACCGGAAATTATAATCTTAAATTTAATATTAATAATATGTTAGAAGATTATTATTTACCTGTTAGAGGAGGACAGAGTTCAACGTCAATTGATACATTACCAGGAATGACTTTTACTGGAATTGAAGATATTGATTATGTTAAACATAAAATGATGGCTGCTCTTAAAATACCAAAACCATTTTTAGGATTTGACGAAGGCGTAGAAGGAAAAACTACATTAGCGTCAATGGATATTCGATTTGCTAGAACAATAGAGAGGTTGCAAAAAATAATGGTTTCTGAATTAACTAAAATTGCTATAGTTCATTTATATGCTCAAGGATTTGAAGGTGAAGACTTAATTGGATTTCAATTAGAATTAACACCGCCTTCTATAATTTATGATCAACAAAAAGTAGCGTTATTAAATGAAAAAATAACGTTAGCAAATACAATGAAAGATAGTAAATTAGTTTCTGACAAGTATATTTACGAATTTATATTTAATATGTCAGAAGAACAATGGTTATCAGAACGCATTAATGTAATAGAAGATTTAAAATTAAGATTTCGTCAAAATCAAATCGAACAAGAAGGAAACGATCCGTCAGTTACTGGAGTATCATATGGTACACCTCACGATTTAGCAACAATACATATGTCATCAGATGAAGTAGAAGACAAAGATGAGGGGGGCCGACCTCCTGAAGGAATTAAATATGGACAACATAAAAATGCATTTGGGTGGGATTCGACAGGACAAAAAACAATGAAACAAGCATTTGATTCAGATAATCAAAAAACAGCATTTAATCCAAATCCTAGCAATAGAAAAATGTCTTTTACAGCAGAAAATAATAATTTAATAAAAACGTTAAACAATAAATATAAGAAAACTCCTAAGATAATTACAGAATCATTGAATCAACATAACACAAATATTGATGCTGGTACTATGTTAGATGAAGATAATATACTAGAATAATTTTTTTAAATATATTTATTATAAACTATCGGTATGATATGAAAAAATTAAAACATTCAAAATATAGAAACACTGGGATTCTATTTGAATTATTAGTACGTAAATTAACATCAGAAACAATGACTTCTGATAAGTCATTAACTATTGATATAATTAAAAAATATTTTGGTAAAAATACCGAATTAGCAAAAGAATTAAATCTTTATAATTCTCTTATTAAAGAACAATATAAATCAGAAGCTTATGCGTTGGAATATATAAGAGAAGTTAAAAATGCACATAATAAATTAAATCAAAGTGTATTAAAAAGACAACGATATAATTTAGTAAAAGAAATTTCCGAAAATTTTGTATTTGAAAATTTAGCAAAAATACATATTAATAATTATAAAGTTTTAGCATCGATATATATGTTATTTGAACATACAGAATCTTCAAATCCCGGCCAGATAATGCAATGTAAGTCAATTATCGTAGAAAATGGAATGCCTTCTAATAAAAATATAACAAAAAAAGATATAGTATTAGAATCATATACAAAGCAACCGGAAGATATGCGTTTATTATCATATAATTTATTAGTTGATAAATTTAATAAAAAATATAACATATTATCAGAATCACAAAAACATCTTTTAGGACAGTATATAACTAGTATAAATGACACTGATGCATTTAAAAAATATATTAACACAATTATACCTACAGTTAAAAAACAATTGAAAAAGCACGCAACAAGTGTAACAGATAAATCTACTAAGATTAAAGTACAAAAAATATCTGAAATGTTATGTTCTGTTGAAAATAAAAAAATAATTAAAGAATCTCATGTTTTATCATTATTAAGATATATGGATTTAATTAACGAATTAAAGCAGGTAAATTCATGAAATCATTTTTACAAGAAATAGAAAATAAATTTGTTGAATTAGAAGAAGCAACTTCTCAAGAAGTAGATTTTCAAAAAAAGCTAAATCAAGAACTTGAAATAACTGCAGACTTAACTAAACAAATTACCGGAGAATCTATCGAAGAACATCT